GCTGGCATATGACGGCGACTACGATCCCGAATGCGCCGCCCGTGACGGCCAGACCTTCACCGTCGAAGAGGCGATGGCGATCGAGGACCACCCCAACGGCACCCTCGACTGGGCTCCGGTCACCGACAAGGCGTACCACGGCGAGCGGATCGTGGTGAACAACTACATCGGCGAGGCCATGAAGGCGCAGACCCCATCCGAGGTCCACGTCCACGTGCCCGAGATCAAGGTGCCCGAAGTGCATGCCGACATGGACCCGCTCATCGCGGCCATCCATGAGGCGGCGAGGCCGGAAGTCGACCTCGAACCCATCGTCAAGGGCCTGTCCGACCTGCTGGCCAAGGACGTCGTGGTCAACGTGCCGCCGCCACAGGTCAAGGTCGTCGAGCGCACCGGGCCACAGGATGTCCGCATCGTCGACGACATCACCCCACCCAAGACCAAGCGCGTCATCCGCGGTCAGCCGACCCGGCAGTACCCGCTCGGGCCGGTGACGGGCGTCACGGAGGAACGATGAGGTTCATCCCCAAGCAGCGCAGCCTGTGCGCCAAGTGCCAGCGCCCGATCGTCGAGCGCCGGCGCAAGCCCTGCCCCGACTGCGGCTCGCTCAACCGCATCGTCGCCCGATCCGTGGACGACCAGACGGCCGCCCGCGACAACGTGTAAGGAGTCACACGTGCCCAAGGACAAGTTCGAGCCGGTCGACAACCCGGAAGCCTTCTATCGCGACGCCGACCTCGTCGACTACTACCAGCAGGAGCTCGCCTCGCTGGACAAGGACGACAAGGGTTATGCCGCTGCCAGGGAACGTCTCGCCGCGGCCAAGCGCGCCGCTGCCATGACCAACGCCACCGTCGAAGCCAACTCCGAGGAGCCCGTCTGATGTACAAGCCGGTCGAGCGCATCATCGGCGGTACGCGCCTGTGGGTCTTCGATGGCGAGGTGGTCATCGGCAAGGACCGCATCAAGGTCGGACCGAACAACGTCCACGCCGTGGTCATCCACCCCGACGGATCGTGGGATGACTCAGGTGTCAGTCACAACGTACTGACCACCGCCAACAACGGCGGCCGCGACCAGATCGCCGCCATGCTCGGTGGCAAGCTCGGGTTCGGCGTGTCGGGCACCATCGCCACCGCATCGTCTGCCACATCGCTGACGGCGACGGCCACGCCGTTCGTCACCGACGCTTACATCGGCAACATCGTGGTGGCCGAGGAGTCGACCAACGCGCCTGTCCATGCCACGATCAGCACCAACAGCACGTCGGTCCTGACCGTCGATGCCTGGCGCAACGGTGACGACTCCTCGGGTACGACCCCGGGTTCCACCGCCAACTATCACATCATCGCGGGCAACGCCGCGGCCCGGTATATCGCCCTGACCGAGAATGCCTCGGCAGCGTCGGCCTCGAGCACGGCCCTGACGGGCGAGATCACCACCGGCGGCTGCGGTCGAGCGCTCGGCACCTATGCCCACACGCTGGGCGCAGGCACGTTGACCCTGACCAAGTCCTTCTCGGTGACCGGCACCTTCCCGGCCATCCACCGGGCGGGCCTGTTCCAGGTTTCCACGGCGAGCTCGTCGCTGCTGTCGTTCGAGACGGTGCTCAACGCCGATGCGAACGTGGTCAACGGCGACACATTGCAGGTCACCTGGACGATCACCATCTCCTAGGATGGCGACGACCCACTTCACCGCCAAGTCGGTACGTAGCACCGCCACCAGCCCGACCGACAGCGGCCCATGGACGACAGCCCTGACGATGTACAACGTCAAGGACTACGGTGCGACCGGCGATGGGGCGACCAACGACACCACCGCCATCAACGCCGCCATCACGGCGGCGAATGCGGCGGGCGGCGGCACCGTCATCTTCCCGACCGGCACGTATCTGTGCCTGTCGTTGGCGCTCAAGAGCAAGGTCCGCCTGCTCGGTGATCGCGGGGCGGTCCTGCGTAAGAACGCGGGCGGTACCGCGACCTCGATCATCGAGTGTTCGGGCACACTCGGGACGGCGGTCAACCTGAGTGCCAACGCGGCGGCCAATGCCTCGTCGGTCACGGCCACCACCAACCCGGCCAGCCTGGCGGCCGGCGATTACGTGCTCATCCGCGACGCGACCTACAAGTACAGCACCACCGGGCGCAACCAGGAGCTCAACAAGATCGCCTCGGTGTCTGGCTCGTTCACGTTCAACCTGACCCATCGGACCAAGGCGTCATACGCCACCGCTTCGACGGCCGAGATCATCAAGCTGACGCCGATCGTCGACGCGCGGGTGGAAGGTCTCACCCTCGAGCTCGCCACGGGCACCGATGGCGGCTGCATCTACAACGACCTGTGCTACGGCTTCGTGGTCAAGGACTGCCTGCTCAAGGGCGCACGCCAGTACTACACGTGGAACATCCTGCGGACGGCCTACAGCAAGTTCCTGTTCAACGAGGTTCGCGACAACCAGAACGATGACGTGGACACCGGCCTCGCGGTGGTCATCGGTGAGTCGTCACACAACATCGACGTCATCGGCAACACGTTCACCAACTACAACCAGAACGCCTTCTCGAACAACGCCCGCGACTGCAACTTCTGGCTCAACGAGTGCGTCGGCTCGACACAGGACTCGGTCAACACCCACGGCACCGGCTGCGAGCGGATCGACATCTCGCACAACATCATCACCAACGCCGGCCAGTTCGGCATGTCGGTATCGGGCTCGGACCATGCAACCGACCGGGACGTGACGGTATCCGGCAACGTCTTCTCGAACTCGGTCGCCTCGGCTATCTCGGCCGGTGCCGCGGTGACGATGGAGATCAAGAACCTCATCATCTCGGGCAACACCATCCGCACCTGGAACACCGGCAACGGCGGCAACGAGTTCGGCATCATCGCCGCCTTCTGCGATGACGTGCAGATCACCGGTAACAACCTTGACGGCGGTGGGCTGTCGGTCGCCCAGACGGGCATCCGCGTGCAGGACTGCAATGACGTGAACGTCGTCGGCAACGTCATCGGCAACATGACCGGATCGGCCACCGGCATCTCGCATTACCAGACCGATGGCATCACCATCGCCGTCAACCAGCTGTCGGACATCAACGGCGACAACATCGCCTCGCTCGGCGGGACGATGGCGCGTTGTGTCGTGCGGAACAACCAGGCCGATGACACGAGCCGTACGCAGGGCAGCGGCGAGCGCTGGGAGAACAACCTGTGGGGCACGTCGTTCGAGTACAACTCGGGCGTCATCTCCAAGGCCAACACCAACACCATCAGCCACGGGCTCATCACCACCCCGACCCGCTACGGCATCACCTCGACGGTCGCTGGGCATATCGCGTCGATCACCGCCGTCAGCAGCACGACCATCACCGTCGGCTTGACCGATGCCGCGGGCACCGGCATCGCGGTCGCGGAGAACGTCGCCTGGTGGGCGGCCATCTAGATGACCGTCACGGGGATGTATGGGTTCGAGGCCCAGCAGGCTACGAGTGATGACCTCGCGTTGGTCGGGACGAGTTCCTACAACACGGGCACGGTTCGCACTGGTGCCGCTTCCGTTCGCTGCAATCCGGCGTCGGGTGCGTCTGGCTATGTCAATCCAAACAGCGGTTCCGTCGCGTCCTATTGCCACTTCGGGCTGAATGTCGCCACGCTGCCGAGCGTCACGCGGGTGATCGTGAATGCGATCACGGCCAACCAGATCAATGTCCGTTTGACCAGTACTGGCACGTTGGAGATGTACCTCAACACGACATTGATCGGGACGTCGTCGGCCGCGTTCGCGAGCCCTGGTTGGCATTGGGTCGGTGTTCGCCAGTTGACCGGCACGTCCGTCGTGTTCCTCCAGATCGACGGCGTGGATGAGATCACCGGGACGGCCACGATCACAGCTGCCAACCTGATCGTCGGATTAGCCGGAACCGAGGCCTCGTCGGCAGATCTCTATATCGACGACCTCATCTTCGACGACGCCGGGTTCCTCCAGCCCTCCAAGGTCGATACCGCCCTACCGATCAGCGACAACACCGTGACCGGCGTGACCGACAACAACGGCGTCACGACGAACATCTGGCAGTGCGTCGATAACACGCCACCTGCCGGGGTGGCGTCGGCCAACGAGGCGGCCAACCCCAAGGCAGGGATGCACTTCCCGGCGTCGACCACCTGCAACTACCTCGCCAACCTGGAGACGTACACGACGCTCGGCGTCGGGGCGAGTGACACGGTGCTCGCGGTTCGCTCCATCGTTCGCACCGGCGAGGACATCGCCACCGGCACCAAGAACCTCCAGAACGTCGGAGCGCTGACCAATCCGACCGTGAGTGGGTCTAACGCTACGGCCGGCAGCGACGGCGGTGCTCACGGTGCCGAGACGGGACTGTGGGTCACCTCCTTCGGGACGTTGACAACCAGTCCATCCGTAACCCTCGGCACCAGCCCGACCATCCGCACCTCGCGTGTCAGTGAGGCGCGCGTGGCGTGTATCGACTTCATGGGCATGGTGGTCGCCTGGACGCCAGCAGCAGCCGCGTCGACCCTGCCACCTCGCTCCACCCAGACGTCCCAACTGCTCGCCCACTGAGGTTCCGATGTCCGTCTACTCGGTCACCATGCAGAACCAGACCATCGTGGCCGATGCCACCGTGGTCATCATCCATACCGACTCGACCCTCGCGACGCGCTCCTCGACCATCATGATCCTGCGCGCGTGGATCGGTCAGCAGGCGTCCGAGGTGTCCGACCAGCTGGGCATCATCCTGGGGCTCAAGGCGTCCGCGTTCGGGACGTACACCAGCACCACCCCGCAGCCGCACTTCGTCAACGGCCCCGCGTCGGGTATCGCCGGCGGTACGGCCGGTGCCGAGGCGACGTCGGGTACCGATGCCTCGGCGGAGGGGGCAGGCACGGTGACGCCCATCATCTATGACGGCTTCAACAACCTGAATGGCTGGCTGTGGGTGCCGACCCCCGAGGAACGGCTCATCGTGCCGACCGACACTGCCGTCATCCTCAAGATCGTCGGGACACCGGCCGCCCTCGGCAACTGGTCCGCAGGGATCACCTTCCAAGAACTGAACTAGCCCCATGCCCGGGCTGTTCAGGCGGCCGCCCCAACCACTGCAACGGCGGCCCGGCCAGCCGTATCTGAGGAGCAAGTACTACTCGCTGATACGGCGCGATGGCCCGCGCTCGTATTGGCGTCTGGGTGAGACTAGCGGTACGACCGCGGTCGACGAGATCGGTGCCAACAACGGCACCTACCAGAACTCGGGCAGCATCGTCTCCGCGACGTCACTCATCTCCGGTGACGCCGATCCCTCGGTCGACTTCAACGCGGTCGGCTTCGTCCGCGCCGCCAACGTCACGTTGTCGGCCAATATCAGCCTCGAGGTCTGGCAGAACCTCGACGCGCGCACCGCGTCATCGGGCGCGTTCATCGGACAGTGGGACGGCGCGTCCGGCGTCGTCATGTACCAAGTCAACAGCCCGCCGGACAACATCGCCGTTCTGCTCAACGGCGGCGCGATGGTCGCTACTGCGCCGTCGCTGTCCACGACGCATCACCTCGTCTTCACCTACGACGGGACCAACGGGCGCATCTACATCGATGGGGCGCTCGCCGCCGGCCCGACCGCCCTGACGGGGCCGATCGCATCGGGTGGCGCGTTCTTCGAGATCGGCGCCCTCAACAACGGTGGTGGCACCCAGCCCGACGGGCGGCTCGACGAAGCGGCCTGGTACGACTACGTCCTCACTCCGACCCAGATCGCCGAGCACTACTCGGTCGGGACCGAGGGCGGCGCCCTCAAGACAGCCACCACCACAGACACCGTCACCTTCTCGGAGTCGGTCGCCCGCGTCCTGACCCTGCTCCGGACGACCAGCGACACGGTCACCGCCGGGAACTCGGTAGCGCGGATCGTCACGCTCCTGCGGACGACCGCCGATACGGTCACGCTGTCGGACTCCGTTGCCCGGGTCCTGACCGCGCTCCGGACAGCATCCGATACGGTCACCGCGGGCAATACCGTCGCCCGGATCGTCAGTCTGTTCCGGACCGCCTCGGATACCGTCACGGCATCCGACTCGGTCGCCAGACTGCTGACCCTGCTCCGGACGGCAGCCGACTCGGTGACCATCTTCGAGTCGGTGGCGGGCATCAAGCTCCTGCCGCGGACGGTCGCCGATACGGTGACCCTGTCGGACTCGGTCGCCCGCCTGGTCACGCTGCTGCGAACGGCCAGCGATACGGTCACAGCATCCGACTCCGTGGCCCGGGTGGTCACGCTGCTACGGACCGCCTCGGACTCGGTCAGCGTCACCGATAGCGTCGCGCGGGTCGTCAGCCTCGTCCGCACCGCGGCCGACAGCGTCAGCATCACGGACTCCGTGGCGCGGCTGGTGTCGGTCTTCCGGACCGTCGCCGATAGCGTCGGGCTCACCGACAGCGTCGCTCGGGTCCTGACGCTCAACCGGACCAACGCCGACAACGTCACCATCTCCGAGTCGGTCGTCGCATCGAAGTCGGGCACCGTCGTCTCGCGCACGGTCGACGACACGGTCACGATCAGCGACTCGGTGGCGCGGACGCTCACCGACCTTCGCACCGTTTCGGACTCCGTGACGGTCAGCGAGTCGGTCGCCCAGTCCAAGTCGACCGCGCGCACCCTGTCCGACTCGGTCAGCTTCGGCAACACCGTGGCCCGCGTGGTCGGGCTGCTGCGCTCGATCGCCGATGCGGTGTCGTTCGCCGACTCAGTGCTGGCCGACGTCAAGGACCGTTTCGCATCCGACACGGTCACCATCACCGACAGCGTCAGCGTCCTGGTCAACGGCCAGCCCCCGGCGGTGCTCGGCGGGAGCGGCGGCCGCTACGGTCTCCAGCGCCAGTTCGGGATCAACAGCCCGGAAGAAGCCGAGAGGCGGCGCCGACTGGCGGCGCTGCTCGAGGAGACCGAGCCCTACCTGCTCGACGACGAGGACGCCATCCTCGCCCTGTTACTCGCTGACGAGGACTGATATGCCCGAGCGCAAGGCGATGCCGAAGATCACGGCGATGCCCATCAAGGCCGAGCAGGTCGGCACGGCCAAGTGGCGCGTGCTGGCCATCCCGTTCGGCGGTCCGTTCAAAGGCCGCGACATGGACGGCGAGTTCTTCTCGGCCAAGACCGACATCAAGCCGCACTGGTTCAGCGAGCGCCCGGTGCTGTGGCACCACGGCATCGATGAGACCAAGGACGAGCCCGATGACGCCATCGGCTACGAGGGCGACCTCGAGAAGGCGGCCGATGGCTGGTGGGCGGACATGTGGCTCGACCGCGGCAACCGCTACTGGCAGCAGGTCAGCCGGATGCTCGCGGCGGGCAAGGTGTACGGCTCATCGGGAGCACTCGGCCATGTCGTCCGCAAGGCGCCCGATGGGGAGATTCTCGTCTGGCCGCATATCGAGCAGACCCTCACCACCACCCCCGCCAATCCCTTCTCACGGGTCGTGCCCATCAAGGCGCTCGACCACTTCTCATCCGCCGGTATCACGGTCGACGAGGACACTCGTGGACTGTTCACCGAACCCGATCAGACCCCGGACCTGGGACCGACCCTGCCGCAAGGTGGCAAGGACCCAGCGGCGGCGCGGCTGGTCGTAGCCCGTATCCGTGTCGACGCGATGCTCCGGCGTCTCGACGACTGATTGCCCGTCCGCGCTCAGCGGGTGGAGGACTGATCACTTGGGTAAGGAACTCGACGAGAGGGCGGAAGCCCTCCGAGCCGAGGTCATGGCTCTTGCAGAGGAGCTCCAGGACAAGGAAGACATGCCGGCTGACCGCATCGATGCGATCCAGACGGCCATCACCACCAAGTCGGCCGAGATCGACCGACTCGAGGCAGACCAGCGCGCCGCCAAGGTCGAGGAGCAGGTCAAGTCGCTCGATGACCGCATGAAGGCATTCGCCCGCGAGAAGGCTTCGGCCAAGGCGCAGGCGATCCTGCAGGGTGGCATCGGCTCCAACGCCTCGCCATCCGTCAAGAGCGTCGGCCCGTACAACGAGGTCAACTGGCTCTCGGCACTCGTCAACCGGCGCCAGGGTGACACCGACGCGCAGGAGTTCGTGAAGGCCGTGCTGGGCACGTCCGTCGCGACCGGCCTCGCCGTGGTGCCCAACAACTTCGTCTCTTCGCTGGTCAACGCACTGGCGCAGAACAACATCTACCGCGAGCTGTTCAACGTCGTCGACGGTGTGACCGGCGCCGGCGTGGACATCCCCTACGAGCTCACCGGCATCACTGCGGCGCTGCTGCAGGGCGCCTACGGTTCCAACAAGGACGTGCGCGACTTCCAGTTCGCACGGGCCACCGCGACGCTCTACACCATCGCCCAGATCGCCGACGTCGGCAACCAGCTGCTCCGCCAGTCCAATGGACAGGCCGAAGCCGCTGCACGCCGCCGCCTGTCCAAGTCGATCGCCGCGCTCGAGGCGACCTACATCACCAACGGCACCGGCTCGTCCCAGCCGTTGGGCTTCTTCCAGGCCTTCCTCGCCTACGGCGACCCGGCGGCCTTCAAGACGACCCTGTCGTCCGAGTCGCGAGCCGCTGCCATCGGTCGCGGCATCTCCGCGCTGGAAGCGCGCGGGATCATCGCGTCCGAGTCGAACCTGTGCGTGGTCATGCACCCGACCGACTACTGGGAGATGGCGACCGAGACACTCGGCGCGTCAGGTTCCGGCGGCTGGGCGTTCGACCCCGCGGCAGGCGCGGCCGGCAGCCCTCCGGGCCCGACGGTCTGGGGTGTCCCGGTCCGACGTGACGCCTACTGGCCGGCGGCCCAGATCGGCACGGCGCTCATCATCGAGCGGTCCGAGGTCGACATCTACACCGGCCAGAGCTTCCGGATCGACGTCAGCGACGCGGGCAACCGCTTCGACCAGAACGTCACCGGGTTCCGCGCGGAAGAGGAGTTCGGCTTCAACGCCGAGCCGTACGTCCGCTCGGGTCGCGTCCAGAAGGTCATCGGCATCTAGCCGAGGACCCCATTACATGGAGCCGGGCGCGTATGAGCGCCGCGCCCGGCTCTCCTCACTTGCGCTCAGACACGGAGGCGCTCAGCCGTGGAACCCCAAGACGAAGACGCGGCGTTCGAGAGGACGTCCGAAGCCATCCGGCGCCAGAAGCAGCCGGAGACCATCGAGCTACACGAGGTCGAGACGCCGCACGGCAACCCGGCCAAGTTCAAGACCCGATCCGGCACATCCGACCTCGCGACGGTCGGGGCATCCAATAGGCTGTGGGGCAACCTCGTCGATGAGTACCACCTCCCGTCCGGGTTGACCGGCTGGGCGCTGGACGTCGGCGCGCACATCGGCTCGGTCACGGTGCCGCTGCTGCTGGACAACCCCGAGCTCCAGGTCGTCGCCATCGAGGCGGTGCCCGACAACTACCATCTGTTGCGCGAGAACCTGTCCCTCAACGGAGTCAGGGACCGCTGCACTGCGCTGAACGGTGCGGCATGGGATCACAACGACACCATCGACATCGAGTACGGCTATACCGGGTCGGAGGTCGCAGAGACGCACGCCTATATCGGCAGCGTCACCCCGTGGCTTGATGCTCCGGGCGACAAGAAGTCCGCGACGGTACGGGCGTTCACCCTCGACTGGATACTCAGCGACGAGATGCTGCAGGGTCAGGGCTTCGTCTGGGTCAAGACCGACTGCGAGGGCGCCGAGCACCGCTTCTTCAAGGGACCGGGGCTCGCGAAGATCGGGATCATCGAGGGCGAATGGCACGAGCGGGACGGGAGTCCCGAGTCGTTCGCCAAGCAACTAAGCAAGACCCACGTCGTGACGTGGGAGCAGGGCATCGGCGGCGGGCCGTTCAAGGCGGTGCCGCGGTGAACATCGTCCTGCTCGCCAGCCACGCGGTCGCCGAGTACGACGACCTGCGGATGTTCACCGACTTGGGCTTCGACTGCTTCGCCCCCGGCGGCTACGAGGTGCCGGGTACGGAAGGAGAGGGCATCCGACCCCCGCTCCCAGATGCGCCGCATCACCCGGACCTCGTAGCCCGCCTTCACGAGGTGCGCGCCGAGCGTGGCGACCCTGGCCCCGCCATCGACTGGGGCAAGGCGGCGCTCCACGACGACATCATCGACTGGGCGGACGCCATCATCGTCCACCACTTCCCCGATCGCTGGATCGGCGGGCAGTGGGAACGCATCAGGCACAAGCGCGTGATATGGCGCACCTGCGGCCAATCCGACCCGCGGCTCGAAGAGTTCATGGCGGGCTTCAAGGGCCTGCAGATCGTCCGCTACTCGCCGAAGGAACGGCTGGCCTTCGAGAAGGTCGGCTGCTTCGCCGGTGAGGATGCGGTCATCAGGTTCGGCAAGTACCCCGACGACTACGGGCCCTATGTCGGTGACTGGCAGGTCGTCGGCAACCTCACCCAGGACATGCTCGCGCGGGGCGACTCGACGGGTCTCGGCTCCTGGCGCAAGTACACCGACGGCCTGCCGACGATGCCCGCCGGCAAGGGCTCCGAGCACCTGCCCGGTGGGGTGGGGGCTCTGTCGTACCCCGACATGCTGGAGTACCTGCGGCGCATCCGCACCTACTTCTACACGGGCACGATCCCGGCCAGCTACACGCTCGGGCTCATCGAGGCGATGCTGTCGGGCGTGCCGGTGGTGGCCTTCGGCCTGCTGCCGCCATCGCTCGACTGGCAGTGGGTGGCAGACATCTCCGAGGCGGAGGACATCGCCAACCCGGGGCTGTTGCTCCATCACATCCCGCTCGATGCATACCTGCGGAGCCACGAGTACGCCGCGCGGCGCGGAGCCGAGCAGCGGGCGCGGGCCATCGAACTGTTCGACGTCGCGACCGTCGGTGCGCAGTGGCGCGAGTTCCTGTCATGAGGCTCCTTGCCGACTACCACCACCACGACCTCTGGGAGTCGCTCGAGCTCCTGTGCGAACGGCTCGGCTGGGAACTCGTCCGGCCGATCGGCATGGAATGGTTCGACGCCGAGTACTGGAACTTCGAACGGCCATGGCACGGCGACGCGGTCGCGCGCCAGTACCTCCAGCATTGGGACACCGACAAGGAAGGCGTGTTCCCCAAGCTGCGGTATGACCCGAGTCACGACCGCTGGCAGAAGCTCATCACCCTCGAAGAGGCCCGGGCATTCCCGCCCGACATCGTCATGGCGTCGGTGGCCCACAACCACGAAGGTCTCCACCGCTTCGCGCAGGAGGTCGGCGCCAAGTTCGGTCTCCATCTGGGGAACGTGCGCTTCTCGCCGATCGACATGGCCGAGGATCGCTGGGACCTCGCCGACTTCGGCATCGTCACCAGCATCCTGCCGGCTCCGGTGGACAAGCCACACGTCGTGGTCCACCAAGAGTTCAGCCTCGAGGACTTCCGCCACGAGCCGCCTGACCCGCTGTCGGTGAAGTTCACGCCGATGCGCGTCTCGTCGTTCGTCAACTGCTTCCCCGAGAACGTCAATGCCTACGCGGGCTGGAAGTCTGTAGCGGGGATCAGGCCGCAATACGACTGGCGGGTATATGGCGCATATGGCTCGGTGCCCGAGGACGAATACGCCTGCGGCAACATCGACAAGTGCTCCGCGGTGGGCGATGCGATGCGCGCCTCGGACATCGCCTGGCACACCAAGCAATGGTCGGATGGGTTCGGCCACGTCATCCACGACTGGTTCGCGGTAGGGCGGCCTGTCGTCGGGCATGAGTGGTACTACAAGAACCAGCTGGCCGGTCCGCTGTGGCAGGAAGGCGTCACGTCGTTCGACCTGACCGACAAGTCGCCCGACGAGGTCGCCGGCATCATCGACCGCCTGTACAACGACCCCGACCTGCGCCTGCGGATGGGTGAGAACGCCGCCGCCCGCTTCCGCGAGGTCGTCGACTTCGACGAAGAGGAACAGGCGATCCGGCGGATGTTCGAGGCGGTCCTGTGAGGCTGCTCATCTTCGGCCACTACAGCCACACAGGGTTCGGGGTAGTCACCGAGTCGCTCGGGGCGCGCTTCCGCCAAGCAGGCATCGACCTGCGGGTGATCGCGGTCAACCATCGCGGCGAGC